GTTTCCCAGTCACGATCCATCAATAGTAAACGATAGCACACAAGTAGAATTGACAGACGAGGACGTCATTAAGGTAATGAAAGTGCTCTTGACTTCGGGACACTACAACAGTTTAGGAGCGTAAGATGAAAGCTCTGATGTTGGTAACACTCATTTTAAGCGTCTTTCAGCTCTTTACAGGAGATCTGGAAGAAAGAGGTACGAGAAAATTAGTTAAGGTCGCAGAAGCGATAAGAGGGGGTAAAAATGGCTAAGAAAGGTAAGAAACCAAAGCATCACAGTAAGAAATGGTATAAAAGACGTGCAGAACGTCGAGCTTTAAACAAAATGTTAGCTCCTTATGCAAAAATACGTACTGAACCGACTAAATGTCTCTTTGAGAACAAAGAAAAGATCGCAGTTGGTGGATTTTGGGGCTTTTACGCGTGGTTGGTGTTATAATGATAGAACTAGCAGCATGGCTCTTTATAGTATGGGTATTATTCGGGTCCAAGGGATCAGATATGTCTAAAATCGAGAACGAATTGACAAATATAAGACAAGAACTATATAAGTTGAGGAAAAATGACAAAAAAACCTAGACAAGTCGTCATCCCATTAGATGAGGACGAAACAGCATTTATTTTCGTGTGGCACAACGGTACTAAGACATTGTATGAGATCAGCGTGTCCGCGTTAGGTGGAGATATTGTCCACAGTTTTGAACGTTTAGAAAAACTAGGAGAAGAAAATGACTCCTAAAACATACGAGATATATAATGAGCTTTACGGCACAAATATAACCTCAAAGGAGGAGGACATGAGTAAGAAGAAAATAGTTAAGCTTAGAGATCTTGATCCTTCGGAAATCGATCGACTAGACAATATAGGAGTGGCTGTAGAAGCTCTTATAGAGGAAGAGATTCGCGAAAGCAATAAAGGTAGTGTTTTGACTAGTGGAGTTAACATTAGAGGCGCACAGGCCGCAATAAAGGCCTTAAGAAGGCTATTTTATGAAGGATGATGAGGAAAGAATGCGAAAATTAGTAATTCAGCTGGAAAAACTACAGGAAATAGGTAAATTAACCTCTGAAGGAAAACGACATCTGGAAGAAATAAGAGCATTACTTGACAAAATCACAAAAAGGTAGTATAATTTGTGAATATGGACAGGAAAGTAGAATGGACAACACTATTATTGATATTCCCTCGTCTTGACTTGGACGAGATCGATACCTCCTACTCGCTCATAATCGACTTGTGTGAGCATTTTAACAGATTAGATAGGCCTGACCTTTGGAAAGACTGGTTAAGCCTTAATTTAGCAGAAAGAGGCGAGAAATACGAGTTTTCGCTGACTATAACAGAAGAATTACGTAATAATTTTGGCGTGGAGGCAGTTTGTGATGAAGAAAGTAACGTATAGGTTAGAGAAGAAGCAACTTTTGATCGAGAGAGACGGTGAGTTACACGTAGAATTGAGTATTCATAGTATAGGACATAATATTTCTAACTGCATTTCACTAAATTTGGAGGAAGTAGATGATCTTATCCAGACATTAATGCAAACTAAACGTTTTATGGTAGAAGAGTTAGCTAAAAAGAGCGATGATGAGCTAAAGGAGCTTGGAAATGAGTAATAAGGATAATACTAGAGTAATGACACTTCATCCTGACGAACATGTAGCCATTATTATTGATAGAGTAGGAAATAATGCCTATAAATTGGACAATATAGATTTCCCTGAGCATTTAGGTCCGAACATTAGAGACTCTATCGACGAGCTTTATAACATTGTAGATGAATTAGAGTCACTCCGCTCGTATTTACGTGCGCAAAGACTAGGAGAGTACTCATGATACAAGAACTAGCAGAGTTAATAGGTTACATGTTTATAGGCATGGCCATAGCATTCGGGTGGATCTTTCCACTCATTGAAGTAATCAGACTTTTTGGAGGGTAACATGGACTATCCAACAGCTAAAGGACATTTGATAGTGTCATTCATTAAATCCGGCGTTAGGATTGCGGCGGGAGTAGCTATAGGAGTAGGTAGCTTAGCAATAGGCGGTATACTTTTAATACTTGCAGAAGGATTAGGCATAGTGGAGGAGCTAGTATAGTGAAAAAGGTAGACAAAGAAGAATTGGAACACGAAAGAATTAAAGTCATCCAGGCAATCAGTGAATTGAAAGTAAACGCTGATGATGGAAATGGCGTGCCTAATTTCTATGACACACTACTGCAATCCGCTATGAACGCTGGACGAGACCTTAGCTGTGAGGAATTTGTAAGAGGTTACGCAGAAGCTAATAAAGTAACGGTCGAACCTAATGGTATTTTCATGAAGGGAGACCTCGTAAGGAATCACAAAGCGTTCTTTTACAGAATGCATGAGACATGGAGGCAATATGCACGGATTCACGGACTTAAACCCGGATCCGTTTCGAGAGAGACAATCGCACTCGAATTCGAAGCGGTCCTGGAAAAACAATGGGACGAAAAGAAGCAAACTTTACGGAAAACGTTTAAGCCTATCGACAATCCAGAGGAGTTTGACGAATTACTTACAGCGTTTACGCGAGCAGTCTGCGGCAAGCTCTACCCAGATGAAGATTCAGTGGATTTCCGTAGACAAAAAGCATTTATTGGACACTTTCTTTGGCAGCTTCAGATGAAGTTGCATCACGGTCCCCAGGCAATATTGCGACAGGGTAACGAAGCAATGCTGCTATTTATTTCTAAGGCACAGAAAACAGGTAAGTCAACAACAGTACGCCGACTACTAGAGACCATAAACGATATGGGATTTGTATGGAAGACGCACTTCGACCGCCTGGAGGACCAATTTTCACTCATGAACCTAGCGTACAACTATGTAGCATGGTTCGATGACGCTGGCCGTAGTTCCGTAAAGAACATGGCTAGATTTAAACAGATCGTAACGGATGATGAAGTTAACTTTCGTGCGATGTATACACAGTCAGAGATGAGAATGCCTAAGATGAGCGTACTCATTGGTACATCAAACAAACCAGCAAGGGAGTTGTTAAATGATACTACAGGCCTTAGAAGAATCCATCAAGTCTTCGTCAACGGTGAATCAGTTGACACCGGTGGAGGTATCGATCTTGATTTTCTTGATAGTTTTGACCATGAGCGTCTCATACGGCTGGTGCCAATGGGAGAAAAGACATCGCCGATATTTAGATACATTACGCCACAAGAACTATCACAATATGAAGATGAGATCAGACCGAGACACATCGTCGAACTCTGGATGAATGATATGGGTTACGAGCCGGGCTGTAAAGGTAATGGTAAGTTAAAGCCTAGTGGTGATCTCTACCAGTCTATGTTAGATTGGGGCAACGCTAACGGCTACCGCCAACCCTACATACCAAACGCCGAGTCATTCGGTAACAAGTTAGTAGAGAACGGCTGCGAACGTGGTCGTAATGGAAAGTATAGAGGTTTTTACATTATAGAAAAAGAGGAGGATAAAGATGGGTAGTCTGAAATTTGTAGTAGAGGAAGAAGGAGCTGTCTGTGATGGTGGGGATACAATCTACCCTCCTTTCAAGATGACTTTAGAAAGTACAGGAGATATGCTAACAGAACATTTAGAATGTTTTAAAGCTGTAATGAGAGCTGTAGGTCACGCTGAAGATAATATAAATAAGATAACTAGTGAACCCTTCACTGAAAGATTGGCCAGATATAAAGAAGATAAGAGAGTAGAGAAGATCAAAGACGAACTGTATCAGAAACACCTAGAGAAAGAAGCTAAGAAAAAGGCGAGGAAGAAGTCATGAAGCATGATAATTTTAGACTATGTTACGCCGAGGGAGACTGGAGCGAAGGCAAGTTGTACTTTACTGAAAAGTTTGATGATCAATGGGGTGACGACTGGAATGATGTTCCTTATGAGCACAATGCAGGACAGCCATACGAAGAAGATGACAGACGAGTAATCTCAATCTATTTTGAAGGAGGAGATTTCATATTCCCTAATCATAACCAATGTAACTCCCAGTTCAGCGTTGAAGACATTAATAAAGGTGATATACCTTGGCTAAGACCTGCGGAATGGGCGGACCACGAGTGCAGAATAAGAGGAGGAGATAGAATGGCGGAAGTCCTCACTAAGTTAAGATATCATGGAGCTAAAATATTTGTACCGGAGACACTATATAATGACTAGAAGTGTAATTAATAAGCTCTTCAGGTATGATGAGCATGTAAATGTTTGCGTGAACACTCCTAAAGAGTCTAAGAACGTAGTCCCCGCCGACCAAGCTAAGAGAATGGACGGTAAATACTTCTGTATCAACCCTCTAAAGCCTGGCAGTAGTCGTAAGCAGCTCAATCTAACGGAGCGGCGGAACATCCTGATCGAGTTCGACTGCGATGATCTTGAGACTCAGTGGAATATTATTCGCGATAAGCGAATTCCTTTTAGGACCATAGTGTTTAGCGGCAACAAATCTCTCCATGTAATCATTGCCGTTGACAAAGATCTAGGAAAATGTTATTATAGAAGTATAATGAGAAGGTTGAAGAGGGTGTTACCCGAGGCAGATGCAGCATGTTTTGAGCCTGCGAGATTATCTCGTCTAGCTACAGACTCTCAGCCTTTACAGGATGTAGGAGAAGTAATTACGGCTGATGAACTAGAAGAGTGGTTGACATCATTGGGTTGCAGCAAAGAACAGTATGAAGAAATCGAAAAGAAGCAAATCAAATTCAACGAGCAACAGAAAGGAAAACTGAATAAGACGACAATGAATTTATTAGCGGGACTGATAGCTAAAGAAGATGCGCACAGAGCAACGATAAGCTCTACTAAGAACCTACAAGAGCTAGGGTATTCACGAGATGAGATCATTTCGACCCTGGCGAAAGCAAGACAGCTTACGAAGACTAACGAAAGTTGGGAAGAAGCTGTAGAGAAGACGACTCGAGTAGTAGATTGGGTGCTACAAGAGTGGAAGAGTAACGAATGGAGAGAATAAGATGGAAGAACGTAATGACAGTCCTCTAAGATGGAAGCTAGAGTTCGAGGGTGACATGTACGATCACCGCTATTACTTGAATTCATTATCACGACACAACGCTATTGTCTCTGCGTTAGAAGAGGTTTACAATGTAGCTAGAGCCGAGCTAAAACATGGAGACTACACAGTAGAATCTATGGAACGCGCACTTGAGCGTGTTAAGGAGCTAGCATGGGTAAGCCAAGACCTAGACTTAGATTAAGAACGCCAACCTACAGGAGGCAAGAAATGACCAATAGATACGTATGCTCAGCTCTGGAGGAGTTAAGAACCTCTCTGACTAAGCACTTCACCTTCATTGACCTTTTGATTCCAGAAGGAAAAGATGAAGAGTACATGATGGCCAGAAGGCAGCATCATATTGAAGGATTAGTGGAAGAGATTCAGACGTATGTTAATCGAATGGAAGCGGGACTAGGAGATAAGTGGGATCTGCATTGGGAGCAAGATAAAAAGAAGAAGATCAAGGAGCAACGTCGTAGAGCTCAGAAGAAGCTAGACAAGTTAGAAGCAAAAATTAAAGAACTAGAAGAAAGATTAGGGGAGGACGAAGAGGATGACGAAGAATCCTAATAAGAAAGAAGATTTCTATTTAGATACTATAGACAATCTCATTAGATGGGATATGTTTTATATCGTCAATGAGAACTTCTGTAAACAATTCAGTAATAGTCCACATAATAAAAACGATTCTGGTGCTACGTTAGAGGCATGCGACCTGTATCTACTAGGTATGAAGGATTGCGAAATTAATAAAGGTAACAAGGCCCTATTCTGTATAGCAGACCCTAAAGACGAGGACATATTGGGTAACATTCTAACTACTATGTTCAGCGTGTCTCCCAAAGAACCCGTAATGGTTAAGCGAAGTCCTTCGTACCAAGCCAGTGTGATGAACGTTATACATATGCTGGATAGAAAGAAAGATGAAGCTCCTAGCGAAGGCGCTAAGAATGCGGTTAAGGACCTTACAGATAGAGTAGCAGCTGTTATAGCTAAAGAACATGGATTTGACATCAAACCTAAGAAGGATGAAGATGGGAAAGACGATACTAATTGATGGCGACTCTATAGCATACATGGCCGGAATCGCTGAGACAAGTGAAGATTGCTTCCGCATCGTGGATGAGTATATGGACAGGATCAAGAACAGGACCTGGGAAGGTAGATACGAGCTCTATGTGGAAGGGGCTAGTAAAAACCTATTTAGGAACCATGTAGCTACAACTAAGCCATATAAAGGCAATAGGTCAGATACTGAGCGTCCTCCTTTTCTACTTGTAGCCAAGGGATATATGTTCGAGCACTACGGGGCTCAATGCGAGGCTCACTTAGAAAGTGAAGACTTAGTAGCTATCCGCGCCTATGAGTATGGTTTAGAGAATGTTATCATCGCCAGTATAGACAAAGACATGCTTCAGATCCCAGCTGAGTTCTATAACTATGTTAAAGATGAGCAATTTATGTTAATCGATATTCAATCTATAGACCTGTTTTGGACCCAGGTACTGACCGGAGACGCTACAGATAACATACCAGGGTTACATAGAGTAGGACCAGAGACGGCGCGAAAGATTATGGATAAGATGCGAGGGAAAACTATAGTAGAGAGTCAGGTAGACTTCCACTACTGTGTTCATGTAGCTAAAGAATACGCACGCCGAAGTCATCCTTATCAGTACTTCGTAGAGCAGTGCCGCCTACTTAGAATGTTAAGATCTAGAGAAGAGGTGTACAATCCTCCAATTTCTCAAGAAATGTACAACGATCTGTTGACAGAATTATCCGAATAGGATATAATAAAGGAAACAAGAGGGGAAGTCCCCGTAAGCTCATAAGAGCAAATTAACAACCTTAAGGAGTATGACATGACAAACACTCGTACGTCAAAGAAGACTAAGAATAACTCTAACAAAGTTATCACTGTGGTAGGCCCAGCCTTGACAGGATTTGCTAGAGTCGTTAAAGCGGGTACACAGTACAACAGTACTAAACCCGAATATAATCTACAGCTTGAGCTTGACCCTGAAACTACAGAAGGTAAGGCGGCGATCCAAGCTATCACAGACGCTCACCTAGAAAATATCGAATTTGAAAGAAGTCAAAGACCTGACCAGGATATCATCGACTATGGAGTTCCTCTAAAGACTATTGATCTGAGCGAAACTACCAAAAATGGTACTAAGCGTAATCCTGATGTATTCACCAATGGTCGACTAAAAGTGACAGCGAAGAGTCTATTTAAGCCTGGCCTCTTTGGAAGTCTGCGAGCAGGCGATGGCGGTAATAGCGATCTATCAGGTGTTATGAAGCATGAACTTCCTGTAGGATCTATTGTTAAGGTTAAGCTAGCACTGATCTCTTACTTCCAGGAAGGAGATACTAAGCGTGGAGCTAAGCCTGTAGCAGGATCATCAGTTAAGCTACAGTCAGTTAAGCTTCTTAAGAAGCCAGAAAAGAAAGTTTTTGAAGCAGACACTCAGGCAGAAGTCCTAACGTTTGGTTCTAAAGAAGATTCTACAGCAGAAACTACAGAGAACTTTACAACAGATTTTGATGAGAGTACAGGAATAGAATAACGAAATTGCCCTCCTTTTCCCGGTCTAGGTCCCTTTCCCCCTCCCCCTTTTAATACCTAGACTGGGAATTTTTTAACCTATAAGGAATGGAGAGATGATACACGAGATGTTACATACAAGATGGTTACTAAAAAGTATGATGAAGGCCATGAATGATATCCCATACGAACAGCGAGACGATGATATCAAAGAAATCAGAAAATTAGTTCAGAATAAAATGGATAGTCTAGGAAGAGAAACAGTCGAAAGGCTGAGAAAGAAAAGCAATTAGGTCCAAACGCATCGCGGGGGTTTGGGTTGTGCTAAAGGGAATTGACCCTGTGGGACCAAGTAAACTAAAGGACATGAGTCCGTACCCCGCAACTTTATAGGAGAGCATGTGGAAACGCTAGCCGAATTATCTATTTCCGTACTCACACTAATAACAGTGTGGTTGACAGGAGATAAAAACAAGTTCGCTCCAGTGATGGGGCTGATAGCGGAGACGGGATGGCTGATATGGATAGTCACATACCATCATTGGGGTCTCCTACTTTTAAACTTAGTCCTGATATTAATGTATATCCGGATGTATAGAAAATGGAGAAACTAAGATGAGTAACTTTATTACGTTAGAAGATGTTAACGGAGATCTCAGCGAGATTAAGCCGACTACTATGGATGCATTTGTGAAAGCTGAACTAGATATTCCGGCCGAAGTAGACGAACAAGGACGACCAACGTCAGACAAGACTAAGAAAGCATTCATGCTGGTCATTATTCTCAGGAACGGAAGACAGGTAGTACAGAAATTTGATAATCCTGACGCTAGAGACGCTAAAGCCGAGGAATTGAAAGCCTTAGCATGATGATAAAGTTACGTGGCTGCCTTAGCCTCCTAAAGGAGGGTCATTCACCAGGCGATCTTACCTCTACGCCAAGAGGGGATATTGTGGCAGGCTCGTGGGAGGAGCTCGGAAATGGGCCCTCCCTTTTAATATTTACCACAGCGAATGCTCGTTAAGCTTTACTGAAACGGCGGCGTCCGGCGAGACACCTTAAGGGAATCCTAGGAAGTACCTATGTAGGCGGATCTGGAATTGACCAGTGAGAGAAGGCACCGTGATATGACCTTCTGAGTTTTGCAGTTTGGATGAAAGAACGCCAGTTTGTGGGTATCTGCTAAACCCTCACTTTGATATAATTTAATGTATATTAACGCGTACATTATATAGTATAACGTATAGGATAATGAACATTATGAAGAAATGGTTCACATCAGATCATCACTTCTGGCACGGCAATATTGTAAATGGTAAGCTGTGCAATGACCGCAAGGAACAATTCGGTAACCTGGAGAATATGCATGAAGAACTTATTAAGAGATGGAATAGCGTTGTTGGGGAACATGATATCGTCTATCATCTCGGGGACTTTAGTTTTCGTCGGGATGTTGGTCTTCTCCGTCGTTTGGTACAGCGCCTTAATGGTAGGATTATTCTTATCCTTGGTAACCATGACCAAAATGAAGCCCGTCGTTATATGGAAGCCGGGTTCTATGACGTTACGTGGCATAAGAGAATTAATCTTCAGGGATACCGACTAATGCTCCAGCACTATCCTAGATTTCCTTGGATCACAGCGAAAGCAGGAAAGGCCGATATCATAGTGCACGGTCATACACATGTCAAAGAAAAGTACAAAGAGGCCGGGGAATACTGTATCTGGAATATCGTCAGTGAATGCGATGAAATACATTACGAAGACGCTAAGATTCATATAGGTGTGGACGCCTGGGATTTTTATCCTGTAGAGGACTTGCAAATAATTGCGCTATGTGATAAACTTATAGGAAAGAGCAAAGAGGGAGGTTAGTCCATGGTATACATATATTTGACACCTTGCGGGACAAATGAAATATTTAGGGATGGCGGAGAAGCTTTACTTAACCTTATTCATAATCTTCAGATAAAGAAGGGGAGATAATGAGTCTACTAGCGTCAGGAATAATATATCTAACAGCGTTTGTTCATCCTTCTCATGAATTCTATGTTACAGCAGATGTAGAAGACAAAACAGTTATTATAACTATAGTTGCGGAGTAGAGATGTATACAGTCAGTTATAGAATTTACAATAAAAGATTAAATCGTTGGGACCATGATACGATTGAAGAAGAAGACTTCAGCGAAGCGATGAAACATTTTACGTGGTTTACGGAACTTTCAGAAGATCCAGATGTTACAGAATCTCGCGTATATCTCAGCGCTGAGAAACATACTTGCGCTAGGTACACTAAATCAAATGACCCAGTATGGTGAAAAAATGTCCGATGACATAGTAGATAAAGTCAGAGAGGAGTTAGCAGCGGCCAAAATGGGCCATAGCGAGATAGCAAGAGTAGAAACTATAGACTTTGAGATGTGCTGCTGGCATAAATGCAGACTAGAAATAGGCCCTAAAGATAGGGTTCAAACTGTTATAGAAACCTGCGATGAAGACCTCATGGTAATCGCTTTAGGTAGATATATGATAAGGAAAGGTTTAACATGACTAAGAAGTTTTATAAGAATAAGATAGAGTGTGGCAAGTGTGGCAAAAAGTTAGAGAGTATTCACAGACACGACTTCGCTGCATGCTACTGCAACGACGGGGAACTCTCGGCGTTTACAGACGGAGGAGTTAATAACGGTTATATACGTAGAGGCGGAGCCGCTATTAATATTTTAGAAGAGATTAAACCCGAGGAGTTCAAGAAATATGGGATCACCGAAGAAGAAGCAGCAGATACAGATAGCTAATATCATTATACAGGTAGACAATCCTACTCCTGAGTTCGAAAGAGAATTAGAGATGGCGTATAATAATCAGAACGTTATGTACTTTGACAGGTTTCTTTATGGAGTACCTGAGATGATTATGCCTCTGCCTGATAATTCAGGATATAGTATATGTGTCCTACCCATGCCAGATTTATTAGACCCTTGGGCTATAACACAAGACCTCAAGGATGAGTTAGAAGAAGCAGACAACAATGGAGAGTTTTCAGATGACCCGCTTGAATAAGATTTTATTAAGTATTATATTCCTTTTAGTTACAGGAGCGGGGTTCTACCATACTCCCACAGCTGTTCAATACATTAAGGAGAATTATGTAGAACATGAGAATAGCAATATCGCTATGATTATGAACGGCCGAGGACATGGTACAGGTTTCTTCATTGCACACAATCTATTAGTTACTAATGCGCACGTTGTAGGAGATAAAACAGAGGTCAAGGTTCAGCTAGTGAATAACGCTGTAGTAGACGGACAGGTTGTCGGTGTAGATAAAGAGCACGACTTAGCGCTAGTGAAGTTAGGGTTCTCTAAAGGTGAGATCCTAGTTATGGACTTAGCCACGCTGAAGAGAGGAGATAAAGTATACACCATAGGTTTTGGAAAGGGGACATGGTACAGCGCCAGGTATGGAAGAGTTCTATATCACTATCTGGTCGACATCCCTCACTACGGTATTAGATCTATGTATGTGAGAGCTCAGTTGGCTACTATGCCTGGACACTCCGGATCTCCAGTATTTAATAGTGAAGGAAAAGTCGTAGGTATCATATCGCTAGGCGGTGGCGGAGAGACTATGTTTATTCCAGCGTCGTATATAGTGGACCTACATAAAAAATACTTGCAATTTTTAGAGAAACTACGTATAATGAAACAAAGAGAAAGGGAGAGACAGGCGATCGAAAATCTGATCAAAAAGAGATCCCCCAGTAACCAAGGAAGTAAGTAGTGGAAGATATAGTAAATTTTTATGAGATCTTTTTAGATCCTTTAAAAGTAGGAAAACGACTCTCTCGTCTGAGCGATAACAGTAGTGAATCTATTGCAGAACACAGCTGGTCAGCAGCGATGCTAGCGTTAGTTATAGGAGAGAGACTGGGATGGGAAGATACATCAGATGTGGTCGCAGGACTGCTTTGTCATGACCTGGTTGAAGCGATTACAGGTGATATACCTTCTTGCCAGGCTGCTAAGCATAAGTCGCTTAGACAAGCTAAAAAGACCTTAGAGAAGTATTCTTATAAGGCACTTCCTGAAGGTGATATTAAGAAGCACGCCGGTCGAGTTAGAAAGGACACAGAGTTCTTCGAGGAAGAGCTAGAACATAAGATCGAACTGTGTGATAAACTAGATTGGATCCTACAGCAAATAGCAGTAATGGATCGAGTAGATATTCCTCGTGTAGAATGCGAGAAGACACGCCGAGTCTTTGAGCTGGCGAGAAAGTTTGGATTAGATCCGGGGTTCCTAGAGAATATGATCTATTCAAATGGTAAGGTAAGAAATCAGTCACTTTATATGGAGTAGGTGATGTCTAATAGGACCTTGGTAATGCACATAGTCAACGCAGTATTTGAATATGAAAAAGAAAATGGGTTTAGTCCTGACACGTTAATGGCAAATCAGAACGTATTAGATCAGATCATACACCCTGTAATTATCGTGTTTGATAGGCAGTTAGATGTAAGGTTAGATGATAGCCTTAAAGATGAAGAGCTTAAATTAGGAGTAAGGCATGGCAAATAAGTATCCAGACGAATGTGTATTAGATCTTTTTCATAAAGTAAAGAACGGCGACAGCTGGAAGAAGATCACACGTGCGCTCAATAAGAAGTATAAGTTTAACAACGATCACACACACTATCGTAATCTGTACCATAGATATAAGGATCGATTCGACCTAAGCGAGAATGAAAAGCTTAGCATTGATATGATTCGTCAGGCTGCTACAGCGCGTAACACTAGCACGAAGAATAATAAGAAGTTACGTGAAGTACTTAAGCAGTGGGATGCCAGAGATCAGATCCTTAATGACTTTGAGAAGATCACTAAGAAGTACAGTCAGAAACGTACTGTATTGAAGCGAGCTAAGAAGAATAGCTTGAAGGTAGGCAACGCTGACATGACACAGGTTATGGATATTTCTGATATTCACGCTGGATTAGAGACAGAGAACTTCGACTACGATGTTATACGCCGACGACTTAAAGCTCTTACCTCAGCGTTTCTTGAAGAGTACGACAGGAACAGTAAGACACATAATGTAACTGACCTAATCATTGCTATGAACGGTGACATGATTCATAATGATAAGCTTCATGAAGACAGCGTTAAGGCTTGTAGTGAAGGTATTCCGGGTCAGATGTTTAATATTACTGATATTCTTTTTGAAGAAGTGATAGAACCCGTAGCATTAATCGGTATTCCTCTACGTGTAGTTGGTACGGCAGGTAACCATGATAGATCTACTAAGGATCGCTCCATGTTCAAGCAAGGTAAAGAAGGGTACACCTGGACGGTATACAAAACGCTGGAGCTACTAGCTAACAGACTAAAGTATAAGAACGTTGAGTTTATCATCCCTGAGAACTATGGCGTTGTAGTAGAGATCCAAGGAAGTAATATCCTATATGAACACGGAGATATGATTAAAGGTAACAATGAGAAATCTTTGATCGACCATATGAATAAGCGAGCAGCTGCATTACAAATTGTATTACACGGCATGCGTATAGGACATTTCCATGAGTACAAGCAGATAGGACGTAAGATTATTGTTAATGGTTCCTTAACCTGCGGAGATGACTACAGCGAGTCTCTAGGATATGATACTGAGCCAGTGCAGACAATCGTGACATATTGCAAGTCACCCAATAGAACAAACAGTCTATACAGGGTTTTCCCTGTGTTATTACCTAAGTAGGAGAAGTGAAATGAAGGTTAGCGACGAACTGTTTATATTATTTCTACAAGAGAGGCTCAGTCTTCTTGACTCCCTAGTAAATGAAAACGATATCGGGCAGGAAGATTTGATATTAGAGATTCGTAACTTGCAGGATGAACTAGATTCATGCTTGACAGGAAAGTTAACGAATGATAAACTAAATAAACAGAAGAAAGAGTTTGAGAATAGAGATAATGGGATACCTAATTATATGACGCCTAGCGGTAACCCTATAGTATCTCCTCCTCGCAGAGATTTTAGAGAGGAAATGCTTAGACTGGAGGTTGAGAATAATGAACTCAGAAAATCCCTGGAGACAGGTAAGGAATAGCGACCAGATGGTCGGAATGTTAAGAGACTTTATGTGGGAGAAAGTATTCGCTGAGATGTGGACACTTGAAATGAAGGACTCACGTAACATGGAAAAGTTATATTGGATAATGGAGGATATCAAGCATGTCACAGATGAAGTTGATCAGTTTCGACTTCGAAACGCATCTAATCAGTTACCCGAATAAGGTCAACCCTCCCGGGGTTTGTGTTTCGTTTAGTTCACTAGAGAAAGAAGATATGTTCAGCGACGCTGATCACTATGAAGTTATGGAAGTTAACGGTAAAGATATACACTGTTACCTTTATCCTGTATGGGAAGACAGAGGAATCAGAGCCATAGCTAAAGTCTTTGTAGGGGCTGAGAATGGAAGTATTAAGCTTATCGCACATAACGCAGCGTTTGACCTTCATGTAGCTAAAGGAACTATGGATACTCCAGACTTTATCAGTGTTCTATGGAAAGCTCTCAAGAAAGGCACTATCTCCGATACGATGATTAGAGAACAAATCTATATGCTGTCTACTAAAGGAGATCTTAACAGCCCTATGGCTTTGGCAGCGTTAACCAAACGCTGGTTAGATATTGATATTTCAGATGATAAAGACGAAGGAGCTGTGAGGTACAGATATGAAGAAGTGGATGGAAAACCTATCTCCGAATGGGAAAGAGATTTTATTCGTTACGCTATTAGTGACACTGCTTATACTCTCGCAATCTGGTTAGCGCAAGAAGAAGCTAGGGCTAAACGTGGTCCGGGTAGTATTAACCAAGAACCTCTTAACGTAGCATCGGCGTATACTCTGCGTGGCATGACTATCACAGGCATAAGAGTTAACCCAGAGGTTGTGCAAAACCTGAAGGATGAGTACTTCCCTAAGTTCGAAGAAGCTAAAGAAAAGCTGAAAGACTATGGTATTATGAATGAGAAAGGTACACTGAAGAAGGATGTACAACGTGCCATAATTGGCGAGTTATGTGAGAAACATGGAGTTAACGTGCCAAAGTTGACAGATACTGGAGAGATCGCCACAGACAGAGAAACGCTGGACTTCCTTAAAGGATTTGAAGATCCTCGCATAGATGCTCTACTAGAATATAGCGAGAACTTGAAGGCGTGCAGTACATTCATACCGCAGATGGACGTTGAGCGTATCCATCCAGAATTTAATAACATCGTGAAGACCCTTAGAACTTCATGTAAGAGTAGTAACTACCACTTATATAAAGGAGATAAGGCGAACGCATTAACCAAGACGGGGAAGCCGAAGAAAGTCTTTGTGCACTCTACTCCGTCGATGAACTTTCAGCAGGTACCAAGAGATGGAGATTTTCGCAAAGGTTTTGTTCCGGACGAGGACTATATTTTTATTGATGTGGACTATGCTAATCTTGAATTCATTATGGCTTCTGCCGTTCTTGAGCAAGAAACTGGCCATAGCACTCTGCGTGAGCTACTTAATACAGGGCTTAATATTCATGATGCTCTATGTACGGTACAATATAACGATCTTTACAACGCAGAACTTACAGAATCTGAGGGGCTCGCAATCCTTAAAGACAAAAGTGACAGCCGCCACAAGAAGCTTAAACGAGTTAGACAGGATGCTACAAAACAAATCAGTCTGGGTGTCGCCGGAGGATTAATGGTAGACACGGCCCACGCTGGTGTTAAGTCCAAAGGTTTTACTGATGTAGACAAGAATACAGTAGACAAGTGGTTATCGTACGCTAGAGACAGATTCCCTGAGTTTAAGGATTGGTTCGGTGCCGACGTACCATGGAACGGGAAGTTATGGAAATATAGAGTAAACCCCAAAAAGACCCGGTTCATTCCTAGACTTAAGAAGTCAATCAAGATCGAATATTGTACAGAAGTAATGGGAGTATACCTAGCCGATAGAACTAGGAATCAGCTCTCAAACTGTAAGACTATGCAGACTCCGGCCGCACTTGGTATGAAGCGTGCTATCGTTATGCTCTATCAGAAGATGGAGGATCCTAGTCTCGATAATGTATTATTTGGATCGAAGATCCACGCCAATGTACACGATGAAGCCCTTAACGCAGTTCCTAGGTCGAAATGGAAAGAATGCTTGGATGAGATATGCAAAACGATGTGCGACGCTATGTTAACGGTAGCTCCTAAGAATAGAATCACTGTAGAAGCATCTGTTCAAGACTACTGGGGTAAAGCTAGCACTGGGGATTACCCTACGTATGAAGCGTATAAATTTAAAGATGGACAGTTAAACGTCGATGAGGTATAATAAAGGTATACCGAATAGGAGGGTAGTATGTATAGATTATTTATGATTCTGGTAATATGCCTACTTAGCGTGTCATGTACCAGGTACCAAGGGACCAGTACTAGGATACTAGATGACCTTGGTGTGAAGTATGAAATCACTAAGAAGATTCCTCACCACCCGGATGCAGATGCGGTCTATGTAGAAGAGGAAGATAAAATTTATGTTAAGAAGGGTAAGCAATCTGTATACCTTATACTACATGAGGTAGTCCATAAGATTCGCAGTAATGCGAAGTTGTTCCGTGGGTGGGATGAGACTAACCATAAGATCGAAGAGGCCATAGCCGTTAAAGCCGCGGTTAAGATCTGCAAGGTAGCAGGGATTCGCTGCGGTATCGGAAGATATCAGATCCCTGGACTTATCAGTAGGACATGGAAAGTCAACGGGCTAGATAGAACTCCCCTGACTAAAGAGCAGAACGCTATAGTTGACGAACAAGTCGATGTGACTGTAGAACTATTCAAGAAGATTCTGAAAGATAAAGGCTACGATATTAAAGAAGTGGATTGGGTACGTACAGCGATACTGATACTGCTCTAAAGGAGAGGTGAATGAGAGATCAGATAAAACTGGAAGTGATACATATTATAGGAAGACTGATAGCAGGTTCAGGAGTTCTGATAGTAGGTAAATATATACTGAATGTTTGGGGATAATATGAAAGACGAAATAACACCAGCCGAAGGTATTGTAAATGAGATACAGACTATACTATGGTTACTGAGGTTACCTAACTTCGTTCTCCCTGAAGTAGATCAAGTGAGTCCGGATCCTTATGAACAGATAAGATTCGCGCTGATGAATATAAGAAAGAAACTAGAAAAGATGCAGAGAGGAGAGTATCAATGACAAACCTGTTACAAGAAACACTAGAAGTTTTAGATAGACAAGGTAAAACAATAGATGATATTGAGTACTGTCAATGTTTAGATGGGCATTTCTCTGTAGAAATATTTAAATCTCTGGCAGACAATGAATACGACTCCGGCTATGGAGCGCCCGAAGTAGGACAAGATCTAATATTAGTAGGAAATGATTTCTGGTTATCTAGAGCAGAATATGATGGATCTGAATGGTGGGAATTTAATAGAATGCCTAGTAAAAGAGAAATAGAAATAACACCTAAAGCACTAATTGTGACCGACCCCGACCAGATAGGCTGGGTGAATGTTATGGAGATTAAGTAATGAAGATATTTATATGTGGCCATGGGAGACATGGTAAAGATACGGTAGCAGAGATTTTAAGGGATGAGTTCGGACTTTCGTTTGAGTCATCTTCCTTCTTCTGCGCCGAGAAAGTGGTTAGGCCTTATCTAGAAGAGAGAGGTAAGTTCTATGATTCAGTAGAAGAATGTTATGAAGATAGGCACAATCACAGGATCGCCTGGTATGAAGCTATTAAAGAATATGGAGAAAAGGATAAGACTAGACTGTCTAGAGAAATTTTCAATGAGCACGATATATATGTAGGTATCAGAGACAGAGAAGAGTTCCTCGCCTCTAGAGATTTAGCCGATTTATCTATATGGGTGAATGCTTCAAGTAGAATAGACTTCGTAGATCCTACATGTAAGATCCTTGAGTCAGACTGTACATTCTCTATCAATAACGACGGTACCTTAGAAGAACTCAAAGACAGAGTGAAGAAGCTATTCCTCTTGCTAGGATTAAGACCTCCTATACGACTAGAAGCTACAGAAGATACTATATTTAGTTTCGCCGGAAGGCCTTTACCTCCAGGGACTCCGGACGCAAATAATCCATGCTTAGAAAAAAGACTTGACGAAGAAAGGTTAAAGTACTATAATAAGCATAAGTTACCAACAAAGGACTATACTGATGGACAATGAGACTAAGAAATTATTAAGACATGTGGACGATATGGGATCTGACAATAGAGCCCTATTTGAAGCCATCATGATGCTAGACGCCGCCCCTCAAGGAAAGCGTCTAAGAATGATTAAGAATGTTAACATGCACATTTTAGAGAGGAAGTTAGATGAGCGAGGAAGTAAGGAAAGAAGAAGCAAGCGTATCGGAGAGCTCAACGAGTTCCACGCAAAAGAAGCTGACAAAGAAGGAAGCAAAAAAGGAAAAGCGCGAGCTAAGCAACAAAAAGAGAATCCAGGAGCTGGAGAAGACAGTAACCTTTCTGTTACAGAATAACGCACAAATGGCTCACCATGTTCAGTGCCTCTTTCAGATAGTAGAGAAGTCTGGACTAATCGAACGATACGCAGAGGAAGTAGATGCCGAAAACAAACAAGAAGACGACCCCGCAGCAAAAGAATAAGAGTTATCAGCTAAAGAAAGGTTTCCGTAGCGGATTCGAGGCTACTGTAAATGAGTACCTCACCGCTATGGAAATAGAGTTTGGGTATGAGACAGATACGATTCTTTATACTCAGCCTGAGAAGCCTAGAAAGTATACACCTGATTTCGTCCTGACTAAAAAGGATGGAACTAAGATGTACATAGAAACTAAGGGACGCTGGACTACAGAAGATAGACTAAAGCATGGATATATCAAAGAATGTCATCCAGATCTAGATATCCGATTTGTATTTCAGAACCCTAACACTAAAATCCGTAAAGGAAGTAAAACAAGTTACGCCGATTTCTGTGAGAAGAAAGGCTACAAGTATAGCCCGCTGAAGAAGCAAATTCCAGAGGAATGGTTGGAGGAATAATTATGTTACCAATGCCAGTAGTAACGTACGTAGTAAGTACAGCAATATCAGCTTACTTTAAATATGCCGAGGCTAGAGCCAGAGCTAAAGAGAATCAACACAACCGACTAATCAGTATAGCAACACACAACGAAGATTCACAAAAACATAGAGTAGAGGCCGAACTAAAGAATAAAGGATTTCAATGGACCAAGAGATTCCTAGCCGTTACAGCGTGGTCTGTATACTGGGGAGCTAAGTTAGCTCTTCTATTCGGGCTAGCTGCACTACCTGTAGTTCATGGAGAGCCTGTAGTGATTAAGCATGGTTTCTGGATCTTTAGCTGGTCAGAGACAGTATTTAAATTCACCGAGGTACCTGGTGTACCTTTCACATCGTTTGACTATCATATGCTAAGCGCTATAGTAGGTAGTTACTTCGGATCAAGCATAATGAGCAGAGACTAATGAATATTAAATTTAGAGAACGTCAGAGATTACTAGGAGTAAGTTTTCAGATAGTCACAGATAATCCTGAAATATTCAGTGATCATTTTGTGGCACACCCTCAGTACGGACAGTTAACGAAGGAAGATAAACAAGAAATATACTTTAATATGTACGAGGAATTAGAAAATGAATATGGACCGCTTCTTTGAGAAATGGTATAAATATTTCGCAACGTTTGCATCTAGTAAATTAAGCAAATACGCCGGTCGGTATGTAGCGCCTACGGATCCAGAAGCTTTAGACTATGTACACGATGCCTATGTAAAGGCCACTAAGCTAAATAGAGATATGACAAGCGCCATGGGAAGATTTGAAGGAACTGAAACTAACAGAAAGACTTGGTTCTGCGTACTGATCGATAATTGCATGAAAGATAAGTTTAAATCGGCGGCAAATAGATTAGAGCTATACGCCGAGAATCCTATATACGAAAACACTGTGCAGCATTCTACTATATCTGAACGAAATGAGAATGTCGTAGAAATATTAAAAGCTATCAAGCCTCATTTGCCTGATAACTTCTATAAGGTGTTGTTACTTAGGACTGTAAGTCTTTCTTATTCAGAGATCGCGGATGTGCTCAGCATACCACTTGGTACTGCTACTTCTAGCGTCTCTAAGGTCAAGACTAGATTGAAGCATCTAAACTTATCCACCGATATCTTATAGGAATATCTTAGCTATACCTACAACGATGGGAGTTACGACTGCTAATACTACAGCGGAAAACTTCACTTTGGTGATGTGAGCCTTAATAGGCTCTAGCTCCCTATCTACTTTCTCGTCAAGGGCTTCTATCTTCTTCTCTACTTTTTCAGTATCTCTATCTATCTTATCGGAGACTTTCTCTACCTTCCGGTTTAATGATTTAAGTTCCTCTATCACTAACTGTTGCCAATCATCCATTTTATACAACCTCTCCTTCAAGATCATCTAGATTTATATTAGGAGGTAACAAAAGTAAGCCTCGGGCTTCATACCAAGACTTCGGTAAAGCTTCGGGTAGGATCTTGCCATCCCTCATAGCTTGGTCGATAAGCTGAGCTCTCACATCAGCTCTCATTGATGAATTTTCCATAACTGACGTAGCGTACATCACGCGCTCCGCGGGGTCCAGCAATATACCTGTAGAACTCATAGAGAAGAATGATTTAGAGAGAACGTCCGTAACTGCCTCCATGTCCGCCGGATGTATCTCTGTAACGCCTTCTGGCATCTTCTGAGCGAGTGTATTATTAACTGGAGCATAACTATCTATTATAGTCTTTCTGTCGATTGTAGCCGGTTTCTGAGGCTCTGGGACCGTATTACCGAGTACAGCGGAAGCCAGGTCTGCTGGATTAAGTCCAGGTCCTTGAGGAACTACAGATTGTTGTGGTGAAACAACATCTTGTTGTACCGGATTGACCGCTTGTTGAAACTCAACTTCTGAGTCGAATACTAAGGGACCGTCTGATTCAGGTTCAGCTAAGCCTTCTAATACAGGCTCGTGCTCATCCATCATTTGACCGGCGGCGGCTTCGAATTCTTCCTCTGATTCAAATTCTAAAGGCATCTTAGTTTCTCCTCTTAGTTCTACCGTTCTTCAGTATTTCATTTAACTCCTGCTGATTAAGCAAGAATACTCGGCCCTCTGGATTTACAAACTTAAAGACTCTATCTGGATGCTCTGGAACAACTTGCGCTGAAGGAAGAGCAGAGAAGCCATTAAGCTCTCCTGATCTAACTAGGTCGGCGTTTACTTCTGATAGTCCTTTAATCTGATTGTTTTCCTTGAATACTTGGAATTCTTCCTCTTGAGCTTTCTTAAGAGCATCAACTTGAGTCCTAACTCCTGATTCTATACCTCCGCTTGAATCTCTCCATACTTGCATGAAACCTACAGGATCCTCTACCAAACCGTTGGTAAAGTCAATAACGTCCTGTCCCAAGGCTCCCAATGTACGGAATTCCTTAACAAGCGCTTTAAAGTTAGTACCTGTAGTCTTCAAGAAAGCTGCCGCATTCTCGATCTCTACTCGCTTACCGTTCTTGTCCAAATAGAAAGAAGGTCCTGATAAAGCTGCATCTGATTCGGCTCCAACGTTTGATACTACCTGACGGATCTTGTCAAGCTCGCTATCGATAACTGGCTGAGCGTTGACGAAACCTCCAAGCTTCTTCTTAGAGTCTGTAGTCATCTCAGGTGCGCCTTCAGCTCTGAAGAACTTCTCACCTTTCATCGATACGCCCAAGTTCTTAAAGTTAGTGTTACCAACTCTAATGCGCTGAGTAGGATCCAATTCCCCTGACTTCTCCAGCTCCCGTGTCTTATCATTAATGGACCTGAGTTCCTTAGAACCGTCTCTGATTTCTTTAGCTAATTTAGTTTGACTGTCAATAGTCTTACCGATCTCATCGAAATGTTGTTTATTAAGATCTGAGATATTCTTCTCTAGACTAGCGATACGTTGTTGACGCTGGGCTCTTTGTTGAGCGAACTCACCACTGATCTGTTGTCCCATCTGAGCCCCGATCTCTACTCCTCTTCCGTGACCTGTTAAGGCCGAAGGAAGTCCTGCTCCTAATAATGCAGCTAAACGCTGACTGAATTCTTGATTTCCGTTATCTATAGGAGCTTGTCCTTTTATAGCATCTAGTTCGGCCTGGAGGTCTAGTTTTCTTTGGGCGGTACCAGCTGTAAGCTCTTTACGCTGCTCAATCCCTCTAGCGATATCAACTGCAACCTCATCAGCTGCTTGTTGTCTATTAGCCTGAATCTGAAGGTCCTCAGCTCTGCTCTCTGAAGGTTGACCTCTAACAATTTCCATGCCTGAGTCAGTGCTAACTGCATCAACGACCTCTTGTCTAATTGAAGGAAGTCCTGGAATCTCGCGCTGAGAATTAACCTTTTTCTCTGCTTCTTCTCGTTCTTCTTCCGAAGCTCCTATACCTGCTCTAGATAAAGCTCCTGCAACTCCTGCTCCGATACCTTCTTTAACTCCTGGAATGAACGCTCCTGCTGCAACGGCTCCACCACCGACTTTACCTAGTGTTCCAGCGGAAGGAATTACTTTGCTAAGTGCTCCGGATACGCCTTGTACGGCAGATTTAGCGCCTTGTGTTAATGAGGCATTAGGGGTAAATTTTCCTGTTACTGGGTTTTGTACAGCCTTTCCTCCAGCTCTGAATAGATTACCTATTCCTGGAATTTTAGAGGCTGCTTTACCTATACCTAAGTTAGCTGACCTAGCCATATTCAGTAGTTGAGGAATTAACATCCTTGGATTAGGTATCGCTGCCTGTAGTACAGGTTCCTGTCCTGGAGGAGTAGGAGCACCAAACAGAAGATCCAACACTTTATCTGCGTTGCTTCTTTCGTCTTCTGGCTCTGGTACAATACCTGGTGTTCTTGGATCAAATACCATGATTAAGCCTCCACTCTTTTACTCGATGTAAATACTCGTAATACACGTCCGATTAAGTTACAGACAGGCTCTCCGGTCCATGTTAAGATCTTACCTATAAGGCTTCCCTTCTCAACGTACCCTGCTCTATAAGCCATCTCTGTAGCCCATCCTTTAGCGAGTGGGTAAGCTGCGTATGTAGCAAGCTTTGATTTCTTCATGAGCTCTACATAATGAGTAGCCCATACTTGATATCCGTTAACTGTATCAGGACTGATAGTTTCTGCGTAAGCTAAGTCACCTGCGTAAGTAACATCGTCTAGTAGGCCTTGTCTGTTCAGTTCACCGCAGATAACTTTACCGCCTCCGCCGCCTGAGCTTGGAGGTGGCTTGGCGATTTCTGCCGCCTGTAGTCTCTCTGCTTCACGCTGGGCTCTTGTAGCTTCTGCTTGTCCTACTTCAGCTAAGATCTGCTGACGTACACCTGAACGTTCGGCTACACCCTGAGCAACGATATTCTGTTCTGTGCTGAGTCTACCGAACAATTCTTGCTTACGCTGATCTAAGTTAATGAGCTGACGTCTCAGTTGATCGTCTTGAATAGCTCCTTGAATTCCTTCAAGTCTGTCTCTTAGGCGTGCCTCCTCTTCCCGTCCTGCTCTGCGTAGGTCTTCCCTTCTAGTAGTCCCCGTTTCTCTTAAGGCTTCACGCTGAAGAGTTAATCCTTCGGCGGCCTGTAGACCTCCTAGTAAGATATCTCTCTCCATTCCTGCTCTAGCCTGAAGAGCGCCTCCAATCGCATCACCGATCAAAGCTTGAGTAACACCGGACTGGGCAACATTGCCGGCGGCTCTTACTTGACCTAGTTGCGTCTGAAGTGCTCTATTTATTTCCTCTCTACCCTTAGAACGCTGAAGTTTCGCTAATTCGCTGTTCGGATCTGTTCTAGCGGCGATGAGTTTGTCCAGCTCCGAAATACCTCTAGCTGTGGAGGCTTCTCTAGCTAACACGTCTTCTCCAACCTGTCCTCTAGTCTCTCCAATTGAGGCTTCGCGAGCTGCTTTAAGTCTTAATGATTCTCCACTAGGAGCTTCTCTGATTCTTCCTAATGACCCGTCTCCAAATAGCTGAGCCCCACGCTGCCTACCTTTAGCTTCGTCGGCTTCTCTCTCCTTACGAGCCCTGGCGAGTCTTCCGACCTCCGATTCACTCAAGAGATCTAACTGCTCCTTCAGGATCAGCTTGGCTTCGCGTGCCTTTTCTTCTGGTGTTTGTTCTGTTGCCATTCTTATGCTCCTAGAATTAAAATAGTTATTGTCACGGACTCGGCCCCATTATTCTTCAAATAGATGTGCTTGGCCGTCCAATCTGTAACTCCCTTGGTTACTAGACCGTTTCCAGTCTGGCCGAGTGACATGTAGTACTTAGCTACCTTTCCATCAGGGAGTTGGTAAGTAATTTGTTTCTCTGCTCCGGCTGCAATAACTACGTCTTCTGCTATATACGACTCGAAATTGTCGCTAAAAGTTAAACGCGTAATACCGTAAGAAAACTCTCTTTCATCGAAATTATAGGAGAATTTCATCGTTTATGGCCTCCTTAATCCCATTCCGAGCTTTCTAGACTCCAAGGCCCAGCCGGATATTAGTACTTGTTTATTGAGGGTACTATTGCTAAACTTAAGTCCTATAGAGCGTACTATCTGATGGGATAGAGCTTCGGTTATGGACCTATCATCGCTAAGTAAAGAGGATGTAAAGTTGTACAATTCAGTACTCTTATTAAAATCGTGGTACACGCCAACAGTAATATCTCCGGAAGGAGTGTACGCTAAATCTGAGTCTTTAACAAATGAGTCAATGCTGAGCTCTGTGTAAATCTTCCTATCTTTAGGAGATCTTAAGAAATCCCATTGCGGCCAGTATTCCCATGCAACTCCTGCAATTGTGGAGCTGTGGTCTACATAGTCAATCTCAGACTTAGTAAGGTTAGTTCTGTGTAATAGGTGAGATCCAGCGGCTTCTCTAGAGTGGAACCATAATACGTCTCCGCTGTTACCGTCATCCCATTCTACAAGTCCGCCATGACAGTTCATATTGCTCCATACTAGCCATGCGTTTCTCTCAATATCAAACACGTAGATTCTGCTGTCACTGTCTGCATAAGTGAATCCGCCAGCTGTCGTTTCGGACGGAACATGGAGAACATACTTATTCTCTGCTATCCATGATGTAGCGACCGCTCTTCTAAAAGATGATCTAAAATCATTATTCGCTCCGAGTTTAAATACGGGATCGATTGGTCGAGATACATTCTCTACCTTATAAGTAGATCCTGAACGCGTGATACGGGCCACACCCTTATTACTAAGGAAGTAGATGCTGTTATCAATAGTAGCGATAGTATGATGTGCCACACAACCGATGTTGTCAGCTAGACTATCTATACGTAAGAAGTCGTCTGCCAAGTTACCTTCAGCGATCCATACTCTATCTTCGTTAAAGATGAATAGGTTACGGTCAAGGACTCCAAGTCCTGTAACTCTACCCCCACCTCCTTGAGGAACTTCCTTAACGTTTACTGCCGGGAAGTTTTCAGGGCTAGTAGAGTCGGCAAACTCGGAATAGTAAATCTTAGTAGGATTAGCAGGATCTCCGGCTAGCACCATTTGATTTCTCCACTGTACGGCGTATTTATTGTTGGGAGGTAGCCCTTCAGTCTTATTGAAATCTACATACTCTGCTCCTAAGTTAGCTGGAAGAACTTCGTCCTTATATGCTTGAGTAGAGTTGAAAGGGTCGTTGGGCAGCGACACTACTAGTTGATAATCTGTTAATACTGGATCTACGCCACCTACAACTTCCGCTCTCCATATTTTAACCTTTAGCTGATTACTAACAGGAGAATTATCAGTAAGCCCGACAGTAGTGGTAGATGATAAGGTAGCTGTACTAGAAGTGACTGCAAGAACTTCCTTAGTGACGTAAGCCGAAGTTTGAGTGTCATAGAAATACGCCTTATCTCCAACTTTAAGGGTGTGGGCACCTCCGGCAGAATCGTCAAGATTGATTCTTTCCTGGCCAGTAGCCACGTTAGTAGAAGTATGAGTGCTAGTAGCAAGTCCTGCATTTGTATTGAATCCTTCTGTAGATGTTATATTAGTTACGGTAACGTCTATAGCATAAGGCCCCGCCGAATTATCAATATCTGCGCTGTCGCTAGAAATTTGTCCTTGTATCACGTTGGATATAGCATCTGTTTGCTCATATGTTACTCTATAGTTCCAAACACCATCAAATGCTGCACCTACGCCGGTCCCTGTATCTACTGCTCCGGTTGGGTCTGCTCCCTGCTTCATTCCTGCTTTATACAGATTTTGTCCATCATATTTCATCATGCTGTCATAGCCGTTAACGATATAGAGGACACCATTGATAGATACTGTATCAGGGTTCTCAAAGTCTGCCAATGAGATACGTTCAGCAATCCTAGGTAAAGGAGTTGTTAAGGGTGAGTTAATAGATGCCCAGTAACCGCCCCCTATCTCTAGTTCCACGCTAGCTGTAAAAGCCGTAGCGTTTTGATAATCTAAGAATGCAGCAGGTACTGAACCCGATCCTGTAGCTACTGTAGCGCTGAAGTTAGATACTGCGTCGACTAGAACCTTGAGTGCGTCTAAGTCTGTGTCTCCTCCTCCAGTTCCTGTCCCTAAGTTGGCGGTCAGTACTGTAGCTCCATTATCTACCAAGGTTAAAGTAACATCTGAGGTTGAGCTCGCTGAGATAGTTACAGACGCTTCGTTAGCTCCGCTGTAAGTGATACCGAAATTGAAAGTAGTCCATACTTTAGGTACATCGTCTAATCCTACCAGATCGAAAGATATATCTCCAAAACCTAGAGTAGTAGGCGAACCGAAAGGATCGACACCAAAGATAAAATCACCGAAGCCGTCTACACCGACGGCCGCAGTCTCTGTTCTCTTTTCATATACAGCTAGTCCATATCCGACATCGCTTGTTGATCTGAGCTGGAAACCTTCTCGCTTAACAAGATCTAATGAAGGCGTTAACCTCCAATTAAGACCGTCTCTTGCGTTCTGTAGATTCTTTAACGTCTCAGGTAATCTGAGGTCGATTCCTCCAGGAGCATAAACGATTGGTATTTGATATCCATTTGCCATTATGTTTAACTCCTATTAAATTACTCGTTCATCATCTAATTCTGCGATGTTCTTTATATCAGAACTCCACTCGGCGAACATTGACTCCATTCTAAATTGTAGTTGGATAAGCTTTCTGTCTGATGCGGCTAGCATAGGATCTGCGTTTAATTCGTATATGTTTCTCTTTACATATTCTACAATGAAAGGTTCGCATGCTCTAGGGAAAGGTGAATGGGTACTCGCGTTTTCTCCCATAACCACGTAATCGTTCACTGCTACAGCTTCTCCGGAACTTGGAGTAAAAGATCCTAGAGTAATAACTCCTGTAGAAGTGTCGTAAGCCGTGATAGGAATACTCTTCATCTGCTGACTACCGTCTTTATCTACTACGGTAATATATGTACCGACTAAGTCAGAATCTGACATGGCTGCTGTAGCCAAATCGTTCGCTGCTATAGTAATGCTCGTTGGGTTGTCGCCATCGTCTACTGCTGAAATCTTTCCTCTTCTTACGTCTACAGTTGGTAGCTGATATTCATAGGTAACACGAAGTCCGCTAGTAACTGCTTGAGACGGGATAGGATGCAGGAGAATAGTGTTCTCTCTCTGAATGTATCCAATAGGATCTCCACTGCTTCTCGTGTCCCTCTCATGCTCGCTCATCTTCTTTAGCTTGTAATAGTCGTCATCTCCTGATCCGTACTTATATTCTACGTTCAGAACATTAACTCCTAAAAAAGCATCTGAAGAAATAGTAACAGACTCCGTGTCCGCTGTAACGTTCAGTAATGCCTGCTTGACATAGGTTTGAGTTCCGTTATCAAATAGGATCCCATGAATCATCTCATGAGCCTCGTTCATCAGATCTACAATAGTTTGAGTCTGAAGACCACGCTGAGCTGTAGAAGTAGCAGAGTCTGTGTATGACTGTGAATGCGTGAGTCGACGAATGCGCTCCGCTAATTTGTCCGCTCTAGCCATGTCTTATCTCCCTAGTATTGATTGTCTAAATCCGCTTACGATACCGCCTAACGCTTCTTGTTGTCTACGTGCAGCTTCTTCTTCTGCGTCAATTCTCGCTCTCTCTGCATTCGCTCTAATCTGGTCAGCTGTCTGTAGCCTTTGACTAGCAGTGCTTAATAATTGAGCTTGATGTTGAGCTTGTAGTTGAGCGTCTAGAGCTTTAGACTGAGCTTTAGCTTGCTGCTGCCCCTGAAGAACTCCAAGTCCTCCTTGTAAAGCACCAAGACCTAGTTGTTGACCGAAGGACATACCTCCAGCCTTAGCTCCCTCAGCTGCTGCTGCGGTTGCTCCTGCTTCTGCACCTTTAGCTGCTACAGCCGAACCTGCGCCACCCGCGGCACCTGCTCCTCCAGCTGCTCCTGCTCCTAGTAGTGAACCTCCGCCAAAGCCAAGAGTTCCACCGATAAGGGCTCCCTTCAGGGCTCCTTTACCGCCGCCTTTAGAAGCTCCGATACCCGCGCCTAATGCCGAGCCTATGATTGCCATTGTAAATGGATCGAATACCATCTTTAATCTCCTCTTAACTTAATAGTTGTACACCAATATAGGTGAAAATGTTACTGTCCGCTGATAGGTCAACTACTTTAGAACTTCCACTAAAATTGATTGTAATCTTAGCAGTGTCTGAAGCATCCATGTCTACTATAGCTGATCCTGGCCAGACCATAAGCTCTGAGCCTCCAATATCTATATTAGCAGTGTTGTTCATATCACACAGTCTGTACGTTCTGTTACTTGTTATAATATCAATGCTGTTTCTACTGTGACTAGTAGTTACGTCTTCACATGCAATATTACATGTAATTAAGTAAGTACCTGTAACAGGGGCCGTAAACGTTGAAGTTCCGTCCCAGTCTCCATTAACGTCCTTTATCTCTGTATCGAAAATACAATCGTATGAAGTACCATCACCAGTAACGTCTGTTCTTCTAGTAGAATTTCTAGCAACCACTGAAGGCTGCGCAGGCAAATTGACTGCTCCGGAAGAATCTATAGTAACCGCTGCGGTAGCTCCGTAACCAATAGTAGCTCCGTTGAGATTGAGGTTATCCACTACAAGTTCTGTACAAGCAGAGTTGGTACCGATAGTAACTGCATCGATAGCTCCTCCGTCTATATCTACAGAGTTAGCGGCCTGAGTAGCGATAGTACCTAGACCTAGCGTAGTTCTTTGATCTCCTGCTGTAGCATCGTCCAATAGTGCTCTACCAGCAGAAGTACAGGTAATTTCCTCGATAGCGCCTGCTCCAGCTGTTGATCTTCCCAACAGTCTGTCCGTAGCACTAACATCCGCTAACTTAGAGTGGGCAATGGCCGCAGAAGCATTGACGTCCGCATTTACAATAGTGCCGTCTGTAATCATTCCTGAATCAACGGTACCGTCAGCGGGCAATTTCTTACTGCTGTCGCTCATCTTTAAGCCTCCTTCTTAACTTTGCTTTCCTCTTCTCTCTTCTTTCTGTTCTTGTATCCAGGCTGAGCTACAACCTCTCTAACAATTTCTTCATCAGATAGTTTTAGAAGAGGGGATTTGAAAGGACTAATGAGTCGCTTCTTACAATTGTTTACTTTTCCTCTAAGTGCCTCAAGTAACCATTCACATGAACAGAGAAGGTCATTATCAAGGCAAAGCTTGTCTTCTTCGGAAAGAATTGCATCCAATACTTTCTTCAAAGCTTTCTTGTCTTTTTCTGTTACTTTCATCTTTATACTCCTTAAAATGAAATTTGTTTAATTTAACAGGCTAAATATCCGCCCCAATAACTGAAGGCGCTACTATCGAAACTAACATCGATAATGTCTGAACCTTCTCCATTAAAGTTTATATTAATCTTAGCGGTGTCTGCCGCGTCCATATCTACAAGCATCGACCCTGAGAATACCACTAGCTCGGAAGAACCGATATCTATCTGAGCTGTAGAGTTATTGAAGTCTATGATCTGATAGTTACGGTTAGATGTCACAATTCTCGCAGTTCCTCTAGTGGTAGCATTAACGTCTTCAAAAGCCATGTTCCAGGAAAAGAGATATCTTCCTGTTACAGGAGCAGTGAATACTCCAGTGCTAGAGTTGAAGTCTGCGTTCTGGTCAAATGTTTCTGTGTCAAAAACTACATCATATGAGGTACCATTACCTGTTACGTCAGTGATATCAGCTGAAGGGTGTACCTGAAAAGCTGACGTACGTGGCATAGTAACGTGGCCATCTTGGTCAACTACTACAGCATCTCCACCGTTAGTCTCTAATGTAATATTAGCTGTAGAGTGAGATGTTTTGACTCTTACTCCACCGTCTAGCTGAGCATTAGAAAATACTACTAGGGTATCTTGAAAGTCTGAGTCGCTATCAGCTGAGCTGCCTAGTTTTATTCCTGCTTCAGAACTAGCTACGTCGTTATTCATAGAAACACCAATACGCGCTGAAGTACCAGAGCTATCGTTCTGTAGAATTACTGACATGTCTGCGTCTTGATCGTTATCTGTCTTTAGGACCCCTGTTCCTTTACCTTGAAGTTGAAGGTTGATATTAGTATCTCCTCCAGTAGCTTCAATCTTAGGATCATTAGCTGTAGCAGCGTTTGTTATCGTAACTTCATTTACCGCGGAAGCAGTAGATTCGGCTACGATCACCTCATTGCCGTTGGAGTCACCTAAAATAAGACCTACGTTAGAGTCGCTACCTTCCGAAGCTAACATAGGGTTATTACCTGTAGCTGCGTTAGTAACGCCTAAATGGTTAACCGCTGAAGCAGTAGTATTAATAACTACCGCCTCATTACCGTTGTTATCTTTAATTGTAGCAATACGGATATCGTTGATGTCATCGAGATAGTCCGTAATCTGCTGCATCAAAGCTTCCCAGGTGGCGTACCAGCCAGTGGCTCCTTCCGCAGGATAAGTCAGACTGTGACTCTCTGTGGTTGTTGTACTTGGCATGTTACTCTCCTTATTCGATTATAGTTATGTCTAGTTCACCTGATGTTGGCGCGGAACTGTCAACCTTTACCCAGATGTAGTATTCATCCGTAGCGTCGAAAGCGTTGTTGGCTCCGGCATGTAGGTTGTTGCTCTTTAAGTCAAAGCTCTTATCGGCGTTTGATCTGATAGAGAACTGAGCGTTTGAAGGAGCAGTTTGTCCTTCCGCTAGTAGTACCTTCTGATCGAGTGAGCTATCTAGCTGTATGATTAGTGCTTTGTTAAGAACTACGGGTCTAAGGATTGTAAATGTTTCAGCCGCTGAAGGAGCTCCAGTTAAAGCTGTACTCAACGTGATAGAGTCATCAGTAACAGATGAAACTTCTTGAGCTTCTCCATCCTCGTCTCCTGAAGTCATTACGATAATGTCACCTGCTTGAGCACTATGACTCTCTGCGTAAAGAACACTTGAACTAGCATCAGCTTCTACAGCGTCTGTTCCTGTAGGAGTAGTTAGGCAGAATGTTTCAGTAGCTGAGGGAGTTCCAGATAAGGCTTCGTTAAGAGTAAATGTGTCATCTGTAGTAGAAACTACGATTCTGAACTCATTGATCTCTCCACCTGAAGTCATTACGAAGATATCACCTTCTGAAGCTGCATGCGCGGTAGCTGTAATGATAGTATCAGTTGTACCTGCTTCTACAGCGTCTGTACTGTCTGGTGTCCAGTAACCGAATTCTTCCCCTGCTGAAGGAGTTCCTGATAAAGCTGCGTTTAAAGTGAAGTCATTAGCATTTACGCTTGCGACCGTTCTAGGTTCAGCCGATTCACCGCCATCTACGAAATATACGATGTCTCCTGCCGCAACTCCATGACCGGTGGCATTAATAGTAGTATCTCCACCAGCAGCTTCAGCTGCGTCTACTGTATCTGGTGTTTTATATGAAAATTCTTCCCCTGCTGAGGGAGTTCCTGATAGTGCATCACCTAAAGTTACGGTGAAAGCTGCTACAGATTCTGCGTGTCTTGGTTCGCTTTCTTCGCCTCCTGTAGAGAACATAACGAAGTCTTTAGCTGTTACTGCGTGTCCTGTGACTACTAATACCGTAGTAGATCCGGCCGCAGCTTCTACTGCGTCTGTTGCTACCTCCCAACCGGCTTTATGCCAGTTACTTCCAATAGATGAGAAGTTTAGGTCGATAAGCCTCTGAGGCTTCCACCTTCTTGTATAATTGTCTCTTGCCATTTTATTTCTCCTTTCTACACCGCAAACCTGGGATGACGTCCTAGGCTCCGCTCTTGGTTTAATAAATGCCCTACGTGGGCTAATTTTGTCCTATTTAAAGAACGATTTAGTAGCTGTTTCTACTCTGTATCTGTATAATAATGAACATTTGTTACCAAAAATCCGTTTAAAGAACCTGCTACTGCCGCGGACCCACTTCCTGAGATCTTATCTCCTCGAACCTTTAAGATAGTGCCTTCACTAAATACCATTCCGTGACACAGATTGAACATGACAGCGTCTTCAAATAGTTCCATTTTCCATATAGTTTGTCACGCACCGCCATTAGGCTTTACTCTGATTTCTAAATCTATATTGTCCCCTTTAGGTGCTCCTACATTGATCCTATCCAGAATAAGCTTATATCCTGTAGGGACCTTGTAGATTAACTGCAATGTCGTTCCTGCGTCCGCTTCTACATATGCTAAAGTCTGTGCACTAGAGCTGTTAGTAACTGTTATATTTCCTACGTTAGTCAAATTGGTTCCTGTAGTAAGTACATACACTCTATGAACGAAGCTATAAGATAAAGATGAGGTTACTGCATCAGTCCCGTCCATAGTTATGTCTTCTGAGATCTCGTCCCCGCTAGAATCCAGTCCCTCAACTCTAACTGTCCATGCCCCTGTTCCTTCCGCTGCCGCATCGTCTTGAGCAGAGCTACTCACAAGACTTAGAGTCTCTGTAGTAGTGACTGTAGGGTATGTACCTCCCGCAGCCCAGATATCTTCAAATGAGTTTCCTACGGCATCGTTGGCTCCAAATTTCCTCCAAGGCCTCCATCCTTCAACTCTATTCATTGCCACTGCGTTTGCCCATGGCATATCAGGAACACCGACTATTTTATTGAAGTATCCTATCTTGCTCTTATGATCGTTATCCGCCATTGATTAACTCCGCTATCAAAATGGCCAATAGTAGTATATCTGTACTATTAGCTTTTATCTTTTCTTTAATACTGAACAACATCTTCTTCATTTAATTACCTTTATAAAAAGTACCCACCATCTACCCGCCAGGCACAATACTGGCTCTATCCATCTGTCTCACTAACGCGCCCTGCACCACAGAGGTCTAGTCCTTGCAGGTCCCTCGCCATTCACTAGATTAAGGCTACACCGTCCCACAACCGCTAGTAAGTTTTCGGAGATTTATAGTCTCCTATCCCGGGTCATTATCACTATCAGACGTGGCACGTCATCCAGTCAGGCGGCTCCGGGCTCCGTATACTCCTCCTACAACATGGTAGGTGAGTTATCTTATCTGCTCTTATGAGCTTTAAAAACAGAAGGGCCCATAAGCCCCTCCGATCTCCTTGTACCCTTGGTACATGAGTCTAAAATTATCTATCGTTGTAGATGCTCGCACTATCCCAACCAAGAACCATGAAATGGAAATCTGCGTCATCAACACCAGTAGTACCGTCAGCAACTTGGAAAGTCTCGAAGACGATTTGTGATGTAGAAACAGACTTGATTTCAACGTGGCAGTTAGTTGTGATAGGAGTAGCTACGACGACAGGCACCCTTTTAAAGGTAACGTCAAAAGCAACAGTGACTTCGTTAGAAGTTCCACCTGAACCTTTTGAAATTGTCATGTCAAGACTTCCTTCTAATAGACCAGTAGTAGACGCAGACGTAGTAACGACAGAACCGTCAACACGACCGGCGAGCATAACTGCTTTAGGCTGGGAATTCTTAATACTTCTTCGTAATGCCATGATTGGCCTCCTCTCTTAGTTTTGATAAGCTCTTTCGAGCAAATGGGGTATAGGGACCCCGTGATTAAAAGGTGAGGGTTACAAGGCCACCCTCAAGGCTCAGGTTGATTAGCTAGTTGCCAATGCGTCGATTACTCCATGGAAGCGAGGCTCAATGAAGAAGTCGCCGTAGCAACGGTAGTGGATCAAGTAACTGTCATCGTCAACGATGTAGTTAGGTAGAAGAACACTTCCGCCATGCTCGACAAGTCCGCTCATTGGACGCTTGCGAAGCTTCATGCGCTTGGTATTTAGCAAGTAGATCCTATCTGCTGGGCAGAGTCTGTCCCAGATGATTTCGATCGGGCCTTCAGGTCCTAGGATGCTAAGAGCGCCGTGTCCCATCTTGTCAGAAAGGTCGTTAAGAACTCTCTTGTCAGAAAGGAATTCAGCAATCTTAAGGAACTGAACCTTTGAAGTTACGATCAAGTTAGGATACTCACCACATTTATCTTTAATGTTGATTAGCTCTTCGTAAAGCATGTTTTCGTCTGGAGATTCACCAGTCTTAGTGGCAAGTCTCATGATCCATGCGTTAGCTTCACTAATGGAAACGTTGTAAAGAGTTCCGCTTTGTGCAGATGCTCCAGCAAGCCCGGTGAAACCAGCAGCTTCAGAACCCTGAAGGTAGATTTCATCAGCGTCAACAGGTACTTGTGAACCGCTAAGACGGTCTACAGTGATCTGCAAGTTAGCTTCGTCAACAGCAGTAACTTCGAAAGCATCGGTGTTACCTGTTTCAATGTTAACGATCTGCTTAACGTGGAACTTATGGCCAGGAGCCTCAGTCAACGTTAGGGTGTAAGGATCGGATCCAGATACACCAGATGATGCGATAGTACCAAGTAGGACGTCCCCATCAGCGTTAGCGTGGAAAAGAGAAAGGGCAAGACCCTGATCGATACCGCGACGGATATCTTCTTTTACTCGCTCGACGAGATTGTGGAAAGCACCCTTACTGTCCATTGCAGCTGCCATTGACTCGGTGTCAAGGAGTGCACGAACGTGATACTTTTTCGCTGTTAGTCGGGGACGGATGTTACCAGACTCGTTAACACGAGGCATAGTAGAACCGAACCCGTAACCACCCATTAATGAAGTGGCACGTAGTACTTCTTCGTTAGTACCAGTAAAACCGTCTTCTACAGGAATGCGCTTAAGAAGCTCATTGTCGAAGAAGAAAAGGTCTTGTTCCGCCATAGGATCATCGCGGAAAACTTGCTTAAACAAGTTAGCAAAGGTGGAAGACAGATTATAGTTGTCTCCTGGAATTGAAGTAGCCATTATTTGCTCCTAATGTTTTATTTGTTCTTACTGTTCATTCTTTCAGACTGTTCATTATAAAGTGAACAACCCTTACTTACGTTTATTTTTGTTGGACAAAAGTCCTAGGTCAGCAGCCGAAGATCCGCTCTCTAATTCATCAAGAGCTCGCTCCATCCAGTGTTTCGGACGATCCGTAGGATCTTTCCTATTCACTTGCTTAGCGGGCTTTTTGCCGTCTTTAGCTTTAGGCTTCACGCCTTTCTTCTTTAACGACTTGTTGACAGATTTAGATTTCTCGATCTGCTTCTCCCTTCCCAGGGCCTCAGATACTATATCTTTTACCGTTTGTGCCGTAACCTCTTGTCCAGCCTGGGCCAATTGGCTTACCACCTGGAGTATTTGGTTCACTGCGCCCTTGTCGCCTTCGTGGGCCGTACCTTTCAGTGCTTCTTCCGCATACCCTTCAAATGTGACTAGTACAGAGTACTGACCCACAAGCTCTGGAGTAATTGGCTGTTTCTGCATAGATCCAGCTTCCATTTCGGCCTCAAGTGCGTGGTACGCATGTGTAAAAGTAGCTTCATCCAATCCGTAAGCTTCCTGAACACTCCGAACTCTCGTTTGCTGTTCCTGTGCGGCTTGCAGCTTACTCAATTCTTCCTGTGCAGACCTAGCTTGGAATTCTGCTTTCTTATTCTTAAGGTCCTGTACCCAGACATCCCGTTCTTGTTGTGAAAGATCGGCATACTGGTTTAGTACTGGGGTAATCTCCTCGAACAAACTCGTAAAGAGTAGCTGAGGGTCATGCCCCATCATTTGAGCAACATGCTCAATTGCTTCTACCGCCTTGTTCTCTTTCATCAGCTCTGCGGCTTTTGCTGATGTATCGTTCCAATTCTGTAAACGACTTTCAAAGGCTTTTTGTTCCCCGTTGAGAGCAGAAAACTTTTGGGCGATCGCTTTTTGTCCCGAAATGCCATTGGCAAATTCCTGTATGGAGATTTCCTGCTCTTCCCCGTCGACTTTGACGGTGATTTTCGCATCCTTTGGTATTTCGATTGATTCCGCGCCATCTTCTCCTTCTACGGTGGCTATGATTATGTCGTCTCTGGATTCTCCAGATTCTTCAAGTTCTTCATCGCTCGCTTCAAGTTCCTCTCCTTCAGCGAGTTCGTCAGATTCCTCTGACTCCTGTGAGTCTGCTTCTGCATCCTCTTCAGTTTCTGATTCTCCTCTTGCAGAGTCCCAAACTTCGTCAGTAACGTCTTTAAAAGTTCTTTCTGCTGTTTCAGCTCCTTCATCACCATCTGTAAAGTCACTGTTTCTTTGTTTTGCCTGCTCATTACTAGGTTCCTCGGCTTTTTTAGATTCACTTCCCGCTTCCTTGAGGGTTTTTGCGTCTCCTTCAACATTATCCCAAATGCTATCTATCACGCTGGCGGATCTAGCTTTTTGCTCGGCTATCCTATCAGCGTTAGCTTTAAACTTCTCCGCTGGTGAGGCTCCAAAGTCTTCCTGCTTGGCAATATTATCTAGTGCCTCTGCATTTCCATTAGTTTCTACGTTTTCTTCACTCATTTTAGGCTCCTTGGTTATTACGGTTTACCTTTTTTCATGTTATGGTACTCTAAGTACCGTGATATACAAATATATCAACTAAATAGTGATATCATAATATACCAACTCTCCGGAATTTCCGGAACGTTTAAACTGCTGTCGGGTTATCAGGTCCCGGCTCCTGTGGCTTAACTAAGCCTGGTGTAATTGCTCGTTCCTTTAGAACTTCTTCTCCGGCTGCTGCTCCTGGTTGATCAACACTTACAGGTACTGCCGCTGGTAGGGAGCTAAAGAATTTCCACTGCACATTATCTGCTACCTTAATAGCGTACTTAAGGGAGATCTGTGCTCTTCTCCATGCAAACATCTCGTGAGCCATGCAGTGTGCCACAAACTGAGCTTTTATCTCGTCTGGCATTTCTGCAAACTCAATAGACTCGATTACAGGATAAAGAGCTTTAAGGTGCTCTACGTGATCTTCGTGCTCTAAAGGAGCTTCTATCTGTTGTCCTCTGGACATTAAGTCATTTTCCAGTAACTGCTTCTCGAACGCCTTGCTCTCCGCTGTCATAAAGTCAGGATCGCTGGCATACCCGATAGCCTTAGTAAACTGATTCTTATCGATAATACCGCTTTCAAACATACTCAATGCTGCGTTAATACGGCCTTGTTTAGACTCAGGTAGTGCGGAAGTACGCTCGAACTTAATGTCGTATGGTCCCATAAGGTCCGCTGTCTGTAATCTAATGTAAGCAGAAGGACCAGTAGTTCCCATAAGTTTGAGTACTCGCTCTTCATCTTCGGCGTAGTTATCCGCCATAATGGCCAATCCGATTTTAGCAACTTCGGCCATGAAGTCATTCATGTGTCTGATGAGCGGTTCTGCTCTGAGGAATTCTTGTTCTTCTTGGTGTTCCAGCATCGTAGTAGCCCTAGTATTACTAGGAGGGCTGTTGAAAACATGGCTTGCTCCGGTATTCTGCTTCATCTCTTGTAGTAGTCCATTTCTATAGGCAAAGAAGTCTCCGCTGGTACTGGAAGGTCGTACTAGCTGAGGCGCAATGTTACCTTTAAATGATACTACCGAAGATGCCGTATTTAATTGTTGATAGTTAACACCGGATAGCTTGTGTGTAATCCATTTAGGTACGCTAAGTGAGAGATCTTTGCGAAGTACCTTATCTACACGGTTGAATGTTTCGGCGTATCCTTTACCTGCTTCCATTACGGACATAGGTAGAGGGAGTTCGTATCCAGGCACTAAAGTGTCATCAAGGCGTGCGATGGGAAGCATGCCATATCCATTGAGGGTAGGAGAATCTAACTCTGTGCTTTCTAGGAGTACATCTGGCGTACACACAATCTTCCAACCATTAGGGAATACTCGGTTAGCTTTGTGGTAGCAAGTCATTACTAGAACTTGATGCTCTAGCTCTTGTGATTGTTTATATAGCCATGAACGGCTGTCCATAGGGCTCATATTACCTGCGCGGATCTCATCAGATACGGAAGGGTATTGTAACTGAGTTTCATATACATCACGTAATTCCAATGTAATGACCCAGTTCTTTCTGTCCCATTCACGCCCAGGCTGCTCTAATACTTGGTCAGGTCTAAGTGTTCGGTAAGATACGTCACCCATTCTTGTATTAGGGTGTACTATAATGTCGTTTCCTTCTTCGTCCTGTACAGGCTCTCCGTCGTCGTCGATCATGATGATGGGCTCTTTGATCTGTGATACTGGAGGTCCAATCTCGTTATCCCATTCCATTAACATATAAGAATGTCCGCATACCAGCATTGTACGTCCTGCGAACTCAAACTTCCCGTGAACGTCTTGACTGACGAAAGACTGGTCTATCATACGCTCTGAAGTCTTAGCGGCCGAAAGATCGTGAAATTCATTACTGTGTACCGGAAGAACCGATATTGAAGCTCTAGAAGATGTTATCCGTGAAAGATGAGCTTCTACGATAGGCTGAATTACGTTAAGGTCTTTCCTGCCTGGATTAGGGTTTCTCATTAGTGATTCGTTATTCCAGATAGCCTGGGATGCTGCAATAGAGTTATCTCCCATAGACTTATCGCCTACGTAGGTACAAATATTGCTTCTATATAAAGATCTGTAAGTGCTGTAATAGTCACCTAGCATCTCTGATGTGTTCTTTAACCACTCCAGAGTGTCTTCCTCGTTGGAGACTACATTTGGAGTTAATGGCTTAATGGAGATAGGAGTGTGTGCTCCTGAGCCGCCATCAAAAAATGTGTCATAATTATGTCCCATCTAAATTACCTTCCTATATTTTTGAATGATGCGATACCCATTCCCTCGTTAGGCACGCCTTCGCTTTGGTTGCCGATCACAGCCTCCACAAGATCTACTGCGTCGTTCTGTGCAACTTCTCTCATTTGTGCAGCAGATGCGTTCAGCTTCTTGTCCATCAAGCCTTCTAGGCGATGTTCGACTCCGATCAAGTCTTCTTTTGCCGAATACAACTCTTTAGAGATCTCGGCGGATAGTTTTGCTTCTAATGTCTTTTGGTTGTATACACTAAGTGCAACTGCGAGTGTAGACGAAATAAACGCTGCGGTGCTCATTATAATCAATATTAATTCCATCTTAATGTTCTCCATCTTTAACTACTTCGACTCTTGTTGCCGAATTTCTATTTCTTATATCTTCTGCTCTTTCTTCTGCTTCTTCTTTTGTCTTATATGGGATTGAAATCCACTTATATCCACTTTTCTTTCCTCCGAATCCTCCAGTAGAAGACTCGTGGTGCGAAACAGTTCTATACATTATCAGATCCTTTGTATTTCGAGTTCTTTGCTATCTAAGTCGTAACCTGCTATGAAGAGAGCTTCCTCTAAATAACCTGCTAGTATTTCTGGCACTTCGAAGACCAGTAGAGGTCCACATCGTAAGCAAACTTTTGTCGTTATTTTTATCCTAAATACTTCTTCTTGTATGGATAGGTTGACGTATGTATAAGCTTCATGCAAAGAGTGACCTTTGTCGCCACATTCCTCACATTTAGTATTAAAAAGTTTTTCCTTTGTGTGCTTTCTGTTCATCTCTTTTCCTATAATAGATCATGCTCGATATCTTCCGGAAATATGTTCGCATCTTCATCGTGTAGTATTCCATATTTTTCTAAACGAATATCTCGCATCTTTTGATCGAAAGATTTAGTATTTAGCAGTTTTTCGTAATATAATTCGTCTTCTGGCTTATCGTCCTCCAATTCTATGAGATCTGTGGTGTATCCCATACTGGCTAGAATGGCCCTAAGACAATAAATAAGCAACTTGGAGGCATCCGCAGGGATTGCGAAAGTCTTCTTATGTCTGATATAAGTCTCGCTCTCCTTGATGAGTTCCTGACAGTCCTCGTGGATTAGCATATTACCTGAGATGAGTAGGTCCTTAATCAAACCTATATTATACTCCGGCTTATCGCAGTCTTTGGAAGCATCTTCTATAACCAGGTCGTATGCCTCGTGCATGTCACGCTTAAACCACGGAGTCTTAGGCGGACAGAGCAAAATCACGTTTTCCGGAGGAATAATATTGTCAAGTCCCACGTTTTCCAGACTTTGTGTGAATTTATCCTCTATTTCAGGCCATATTTCCATGGCTGAAGTCTTCTGAGAGTCGTATTGCTTGTACTCATCTAATATGATAACTTTACCTGTTACACGGTCAATAAGGACTAATAGGGCTCCTGCAATCGTCGAATTTCCAGGATTTATGCAGATATAACCCTCAAAAGAGTGTCTATTCGGGATTTTGTCCTTTATTTGATGGTCATTTGATAGAGTCTTAGTTTTTCGACTGAGTTGGGGGATAATCGCGTGCTCGTTACTGCTTATATACTGTGCCATGTACTCTCGTAACCATTCATTCTCTCTTCCTAGAGCAATAAGACGTTCTCTCTCATCCTTAAGCCATTGTTTTAGGTGAGGGACTGCATCGTTCGTCTCTGAAGGCAAATTTAGGTAATAATACCTGGGATTACCCTCTTTCATCTTTATTTCACACTCCCTAGCGTGTTCATATGCTCTATTTGGACCCAAAGGAGGGGTAGAAATAGCCGCTAGCGTACCATCCTTAGCAGCAAGGTTAGGAGTCATGAACTCCAGCCATTCCTCCTTAAAAGTACGGAATTCATCTGCAATAATGAGGTCAGGCTTCAATCCGAGCTGAGAATCGATGTTATCTGAGCCGTCTACCTTAATAAATGAGCCATTTGGAAGGACAACACGCATTTCTTGCTTATAGATCTCTATCTCACCGCCTAGAATACGTCCCATTTTCTTCAAAAACGTCCGATCATAAGAATTACACGTCTGCATACGTTGGTTTGACCAAACGAGTTCTTTCGCAAGCTTTACGGCCGGCGCAAGGTAGTAAACTTCGCTATTAGGGTTAAGAATTGCGTACATCCAGCATAAGAATACACTAAACTCTGATTTTCCGAACTTCCGGCCGCACTCGATGTAAATCATCTTCGCTCCGGTCTGAAAAATAGCCTTTCCTGCCTCAATTTGGCCGTGATGAGGCTTCCAGACTTCATTTAGGTATGCTAACGCCTTCTTTTTCCTGATTTCAGGGAGGTCGTTAAGCATTATACTGCGTCCTCCGATCCTGGTACCTCTTTATCGAAGTCTTTCTGAAAAAAGATATGCTGTGTGATGTCTGCTTCAGACTGAATGAGCTCTAAATTCTCTGCGTCGACCTCTTTTTTAGTCTCTTCGAGCCTTTTCCACCGTTCAATCTTGTCTAACGCCGAAAGAAGGCGATCTACGCCCTGTACATTGAGCTCTTCCTCACGTAATTCCATCTTAGCTAGGCTACGTTGTACAACACTAAGGCCTAAGCTGTAAATGTCCGAGATATTGGCCTTGTCATCTTTAAGAATCGCCAATAATTCGTTGTCCTTACCTGCTTTCTTCGCTTCTTTCCATGCAGGTTCTGACGCTGAGCCTTTATCTACGTAGTATTTGAGTGTATTTAACTTGATGCCCGTCTTCTTAGCTATCTCTGCTAGAGACATATTCTCTTGTAAATATAGTGTTTTCGCTAGGGCTTTCTGACTGTGATCTACCATTGTACGCTCCTTATGGTTCACGTAAGTAAATAAAACCCACCAGACTGTCCCGACTATCACGTGTTCCTCGGGGAGTGTTCTTATGCGCATCCGATCGTGACTGGGAAAC